ACTTCTGAGCCAAATCAGCCACATACATTCCATACATCTCAGCAATCAACCCATTCATCTCGAGAGCATCATTGAATTTCTGAACCAAATGGAAGGGAGCAATGGTTGCTGTTCCGTTGTTGAGATACCCGAAGTAATAAGCAGCTACAATCTGAATGCGGAGATTGCCTTCAGTTGTCACCTTGGCATTGATACGCACTGAATCATACAATGTATATGTATCAATGAGCGCCTCATCTTTGATGATTTTCTTGAGTGTATTTGCAACCCTCCTTCTGAGTGGATATTTGAAGTTGTACTCTCCTGTGTTTGCGTAGCGTGCCATTACTTATGTTGCAATTAGTCTACGATTTGTTTAGGAATTTGGCAATCGGTCCATGAATCCATAGTGAATGTGATGGTCATTAGCCATCCAGCAGCGTAGTCGAGAAGGTCATTGTTGAGCGGAACGAGTGAAGGGAATCCAACCACATCAAAATCACGATCATTATTGTTGAATGTGTAGTTCAGATACAAGTCCATCAATATCTGATGGCAGTCGCTGAGGATTGTGTTGATATTCGCTCGGTCTTTTTGGATGATGTCAAAGCAATAGATTTCAAGAGTGAAGTCATTGGTGTTCTCGGTAGGAATAGCATCGACAGGTACGATGTACACAATCGGATACTTCTCATCCTTGGTTGCAAAGTTAAACAACTGTTCTTTGAAGTCAGAGCCTACTTTCTTGACCTGGAGATGCGCATTGTAGAATGCGATGATTTCATTGACGAGTGCTTGGTAACTTATCACAATACTGCGTTTTTAAGGATTTTATTTACTTTGTTCTGCACACCTGTCATCTCAGTCTCACTGACAACAGCTGTCACAGTGATGTTGGATGTAGTCTCAACGCCTTGAGAAGATGTTGCATTGTTGGCTGCATTTCCTTGACCGAATAGGTTGCCAGGTACAAATGATGGAACTGATGGCGCAGTTGGTGCGGCAACACCTCCACCACCTCCACCTGTTGGTGTTGATACTGATGCGCCTCCACCACCATTCATGAACTTAGCAATCGATGATGCGACAATTGTTCCGATGGATGTAGCTGCACGAACTTTGGCTCCAGCCGCAGCTGCTGATGCAAGTGCAAGTCCACCATCAGGCAATGCCTTCCACAATGGGTTGGCATAGTATCCTGAAATCTCCTTCTGAGTGTTGACAATAATCTCACCAATAGCAAGCGCTTTGTCTACAATGAATAGAGCATTTGCGAGTTTCTTATTCTCTCCAGCAAGTTCAGTCAACCCTGATATCAATCCTTTGGCTGCACCAAGTCGAGCCTGAGCAAGTGACTCCTCAGCTGCCATGACAGCTTCGTTGTACTTTTGCTGGTCCTCAAATGACTTCATGTTGGATTCGCCTTGAATCTGAAGTGATTTGGTTCTTGTATCAATTAATGTGTTGAGTGTTGTTTGTGCTGATTTAGTTACTAAGAACTCAGTTTGTTCAGCCTCACCTTTTCTAACCTCGTTAATCTCAATCGCCTGAGCCTTTTCAAGAGCGGTGATATCTTGCTTGTATTTCTTAGCCTCTGCAATGAGTGCAGCATACTTGGTCTTGATATCATCAATCTCTTTCTGAGTTTGTGTTTTTCCTGAATCAGCAATCAATTTATTGGCTGCCGCAATCTCTGCTTGAATAGCCTTGAGACCTTCTTTATATTTCTTTATTGCCTCCTCTCTCTTTGCCTTAGCTTCCTCCGCTGCTTTCTTTTCTGCCGCTGCTTGTTCTGCTTGGTCCTGAATAGCAATCATCTTGCGCTCTTTCGAGCCATCCTTGATGATTTTGTTCTCTTCCTCAATACGCTTTCTGAGTGCCTTCCTTCTTTCGATGGAATCCTTGTCACTTAACCCTTTCAATTCAGCGTACTCAGCACGAGCATCTGCCAATCGTTTTTTGGCAGCATCACTGATTGCTTTGGATTTGTCAAGTTCTAACTTGGTGGTATCTTTACCTGCCGCCTTAGCTTTGGCAATCTCGATATCGTATTGGTCGGAGATGGCAGATGTTCTCTTCTCAGATGATTTGAATGCCTTCTCATTGGACTTCTCCATCTTTCGAGCATTCTCCTCAGCAGCATAAGATGTAAGACCCAACCAATCGGTCAGTTCTTTGAACGCATCAATGAGCAAGTTTACTGGAGTCATCAAGAAACTTATTGCTTTCTCAAGCACACCAATCTTGTTCAACCAAACACCTATTGCAACCACGATTGCAGTGATGACTGCTGTCAATAAAAAGATTGGGTTTGTCAGAATCTGCGCACCGAGTTTGACGAATGCACCACCCATTGTTGTTACTGTGCTTGTCAGACCCTTCATGCTCTTGCTGATATCAGCTGCATTCAACCCACCAAGATTCTTGGCAAATACTTTTGCCTTATCAGATGCCTCCTCGAAATCGAGTGACATGATTGAATCACGAATACCACCAAATGAATTGGATATCTGCTCAAATTTCGAACCTGATGCAAATACATTCACTGCATCATTGGCATCCTTAATTCTATCCGCTACCTCACCAGCACGAGCAGCGAGTGCCGCCATTTGTTCCGGGTCAGATGCTTCAGCAATTGCCGCCTTGAGTGTGCGGAGTTCTGCCTTGAGTGACTGAACTCCCGAGAGTTTGAGTGGTATCTCTATTTCGTTAGCCATATATTCTGACTTCTATTGGTGAGTATCTTAAAACATCATCATTGTCTTGATGATTTGATGTATCAAATGTTGTGACATATATGTTGCCATCTGAATTGATTGACGCAGTGGCAAGGTGGTCATGCTCTACGTTGCCAATAATCACGAAAGTGTTTGTAACATCGAATGGTGTGACAGGTGTTCCGAGATACTCACCCTGTCCTATACGAGTCCATGTAACGCCACCAATCGAATCAGCCAACACAATCGCTGTGGGTGCAGCAGTTCCTACCTGAGAGAGCAATGCAGTGTATCCGTTGGATGCTGTGTTGACTCCATTAATCTGAGGAGTGATGATACCATCCTCGTTGAGGACCTTGTTGTCTCCGATGACCAATCCCTTCACACCTTGACCGATGATGTTACCCTCACCTTTCACGATCACGTCATCACCTGAGAGATTGCCATTGGCAGTGGTTGACTTGGTCTGAAGGATGCTGTCCTCAGATACTGCCGTTGTAGTTGCTGATGTCGGTGTACCTGGAGCAGTGATGAATGGTGCGAGGTCAATCTCAGTATCAATGCTGATGAGTTCCACCTTGGTAGCTGTATTCGCATTGGCATCATAGTCGATGACTCGGTTGATGTTCCACCACGAGTTGTCGATTCGAATCTTGTCATTCAGCTTCATCGTTTGGATATCTGCCTCAGTCAGATAGAATGAAGCCACCAACATCTTGCCGACATTGATTTGGTTGACTGTTCTCCTCCAGTACAGGTTGTACAGGTTGTTGGCAGTCAGCGTCTGAGGTGAATAGTAGTAGTAATCATTGGTGCCGAACATGATGTCAAATGTCGGGAGCAGTGCGTTGTCGAAATGACCGAGCATCGGATATGTCGTGTTGCCGAGTGACCCGGTTGTGCCGTACTCAATCAAGTCCCATGTGCCGCACGTTTGCTCACCACCATCATACAAGATGCGGATGTTAGTCTTGGGTGCCTCACCATTGAGAGCAGGAACATAGGCATCGAATGTAGTTGCAACCACAGGAGTTGGTGAGAACAACAGTTCTTTGACCTCTTCGCCTTTGACATACTCGTTGTCGAATGTATATTGCAATTGTCCATAGACCTCATTGGTCATTTGGAAGTAGACCTCATTCGGTGAATCCTTGTCTTGCTTGTATGTCAGTGTGAGTTTCTTGGATGTGAGGTCAGGCAAGAATATCAAATCCTGCTCTCTCTCCTTCATCAGCTTGGTTGTCCAATCAACTTCAGCGCCTGAGTCATAGTATTCATCCCTGTGCTTGAGGATTAGTTTGTTTGGTTGGTCCGTATCGATGTCGACATACAAGTTGTACATCGTGAAGATTGACTTCACAAAGTCGCTCTGCTTAATCTTGAGCGGCACATATTGGTTGATGTCCAAGATACCACCAATCACTTGGATGTTGGCTGTTGGAAGTATCTTGATGCGAAGTGAGTTGACCTTGAATATCGCATCGATTGAGTATGATGTACCACCATTGAACCACGATGTGAATGATGTGTATGTTCCGAGTTTAATCTGAAGCGCATCACCTGTGTTGAGTTCACCCGAACCGGATGCGTTCTCCATCACTAAGATTCCACCTGTCTTGGTGCCACTGAAGATAACTGTCTGACCTGATGGCAGTGTTGTGTTGATGGGCAAGTTCTGATTCGGTAGCACGTTGGAGTACTGAGCCTGGAACGTACCGAATGCAGCCACAATGCGAGGTCGAGCATTCCATGCGTTGTTGGTGTTGGTCACATCCAAGCCATGTGTGTTGTCAAGGATGAAGTCGAAGTCAACTTCATATTCGATTGTGAAGCCTTGACCACTTCCTGCATTAGTATCGAATGGCACAGTGAAGATACCTGTGGTTGGGTTGAATGAACCCTGTATATCGGTTATCTCAGTCCATCCTGTTGCGTTGTCATATGAGCCGAATGATGGCACTGGAGTTGTGACTTCAATGGGACCAATCTCCTCCTCAACCAAGTAGTCAGTGGTGTCGAATGTATTCTCATCACCGTTGTATGGGATGAGCAACTTGTCGAATCGAGCAGCTGCTAAGTCAGACCACTCATATTGGAATCCTGCTGTTGCGAATATTCGGTCAAGATAAGTCTTGGCATATATAGCCGGTTTGAACTGACGCACATTGAAGATGTTGTCAGTATCGTATGGCATCACATACTTGAATCCATCAGCCACAGTATTGGCGAATGTGCCGATGATGGATGCCGCATCGAATGTATGGTTCAGGTCAGTGAAGTCCAGGTCAGTCAACTCAGCGTTAGTGATCGCAGTGAAGAACTCGATGCGAGTATCCTTGATTAATACCTCATATTCCACCCCTTGCTCATAGGCATCGGTTTGTTGATTCTTTTTGACTGAGAGCAACTGAAGCAGCGCATCCTCCACAATCGGTATATCATTCTGAATGACACTGCACTTAGTGAGTGCATTGATGTCGAATGTACCGGCTTGGATGTTTACGTCATAGTAGTGGTTGAGCAACTCGTTGTTGTTCTTGCTTCCAACCAATGTGATTGTCTTGCTGAATGTTCCTGTGCGCTTGGTGAAGTCACGAATGTCACCGACTGCAAAGTTCAATGGGAAAACTGTCCCATCCTTCACATCGAGATACCCATTCTCAAGTTGTATCCTAACCATTTATGTTGTCCTGATTTGAGAATCTCACATTCACTGATTGTCTAATGAGATTCTTGTTTCGTTGTTTTTGTATGTCATATGTGTTGTTGGTAACCATCACAGGTACATATGTGGTTGACTCAGGGATGCGACTCACGCACTCCTCATCCTCGATACCCATGATTTCACCTGTCTCATCAGCTAAATATCTGACCAACTTGAGGTATGTCATAGGTGATGAAACCAACTGCTCAAAGTATTGACCCATGCGCTCAGTCATCCAATTGGTATTGAGGTCCATTGATCGGATGATGTTTGTGTTGAAGTAGTTGAACCCGAACTCCTCGACACCATAGGTCCAATTGCCTGAGCCATTAACATAACCCTGGATATCTTTATTGTATATTTCACGAGTCACATCAATACGCTCGTATGCTTTCAATTGGAATGCGAATGAGGACCATGACCCCATGCGGTCAAGGAACAATATGTGATACTCCTCGATGAGTGTACGGTTGTCGATGTAGATGCGGTACTTCTGCGAATCTTGAGGTCCAACAGTTGTGCTGCTATTGTACCACACATCATAGTACTTTGTGGTTGGCTTAATGAGCGGCAATGTACCCACAACAGGAGTGAGTGTACCGGTGTTGTTCGGACCAATACCTGTCTGAGTGAATGTCGGTAGCGCACTGACTGACTTAGTGAACTGCTCACCAGCATCATTCTGAAAAACGAATGTAGAGCCTGATCGAGTGCGACCATTGAACCAAATGTCTTGACCTATGGTTGCATAGAATGCTTGAGGTTGGTCAGTTACAAGTCGCTTGGTTGTTCCATCCAACACGAACTGAGAGCCAACATAGTCCTTCCAATCAATGTGACTGAATGCTCCGTTGAACACTCTCTGATTCAAGACCGTTGTGATGTCTCTGACAATGACCTTGCGGTTATCGGCATACTTCACTGAGCCATCGATGGTGGCACTCGTGATCGTGGACCATGATACATTGACAACCACAGCTGAACCTGTCGCTGAGATGACAGTGTGCAGTCCCTCGAGTTGAGGATTGGCAACACCACCATCAGCTTGAGTGATGACCACCTGGTCACCTGATACGAATGTGTTTGTCACGTTGATTTGCACGTTGCCACTCGCATTGGTCAGTGATGAGGTATAAGCATACTCAGCCACATACTCCTCACCAATCTTCACATCATAATCATAGTAACTGCCAACAGCATTGAATGGAGCAGTCGCTGTTGTGTCGAGGGTCCAACTCACTTGGGTCTGAAGCAACTTGCTGAGGTCCTCAACACCATAGCCTGTGCCATACTCAGGCAATACTTTGTACTCACCTATCTTGTTAGTGGTACCAGCCTCATAGACATCGAATATGTATTTGAATCCGCTGAGATTCTTTTTGGTTGAGTCAACCTGAAACTTCAGCGGATTGTATGCCGGACTGAATGATTGCGGTGATGCGATGAGGGTTTGTGCCATTACTCGCCTTTAAGTGCTGAAACAAATAAATTTATATCCGTAAATTCAACCTCGTTAATAGTACACGAAAGGTCAAGTAAAATAATTCCTTTGTCAGTTCCAAAATGTACTTGGCTTTCACCTATTATTTCATATGCAACTAATTCCCCATTAAGTGAAAAATTTTGAAATAAATAACTTGAATCATTAAATTCAAATCCGTTTTGTATTGTAGTTATATTAAGCATATTGAGTAAGTTTAGCCATATTAATTACCAATTGGTCTGTTGAACTATTATTGATTGCAATCAAAATGTAATTGGTTGTTGATACTGAAAATGCAACGCTACTTACAGCATTATTTGAAGTAATGATATCTGTATTTTGTGGGTCGTTAGCATTATGTGAGATTAGATTTCCGCCTGTAATATTAAATGTTCTTTGCATTACATTGGTGTAATCCGTTGAATTAAATAAATTAGCTTTTGCAATTAACGTTGCACCAGTTAATGAATTGGAAGTATTTTTATAAACTTGAATAAAACCCATTGACGATGTTCCAGTAAGTCGAACCATTCTCGTGGTAAAATCTAAAACACAAGAGGATGCTAAAGTATTCGCGTTAATTGTAATTGTTTTACTAATTGTTACTCCAGCTGTATTGGATGTCGTTGCATTACCGCTTTGGATACCAACTGCGCTAGGGTTACCGCTAACGCTTATATCTCCACTTCCTAACAATGAAGTAGAATTAATCGTTTTAATGTTCGTGCCGCTTACTAAAGTAGGCTGAACGGCTATATTTCCGCTACCGAGTACAGAGGTTGAGTTAATGGTCTTAATGTTAGTACCGCTAACAAGAGTGTCTTGAACGGCTACATTTCCGCTACCAAGCAACGAGTTTGAATTGATCGTCTTGATGTTCGTGCCACTTACAAGGTCGTCTTGTTTAGCGTCTAAAGCGGTTTGTAAATCTGTTTGACTTGACAGCGTTCCTGTGATTGACCCCCAAGCAGCACCGCCACCCGAAGCCGCGTCTATAATCTCCTGACCTGTGATTGACTTTGTTTCATAGCCTGAGCCGTTGAACTCAGATATCTCGAGCAAGTCAGTTGCTGCGAGGTTTGCTCCCTTCGGAGTCAGTTGTGAAATTTTAACGTTTGCCATTATTCTATGATTAAGTTTTGATTGTTCTCAGTGATGCGGTAGTCACCTATCTCAGTGATTCTGAGACCCATTATATTGGATGCTGAGGCATACAACCATCGAGTGGTGTTGTACAGCGATATTGCGAATCCGTACATCATCCGAGTACTAAGGCAACACTGCCTGATGTTAAGGTGACACCACTGAACTGAGCATCTCCAATAGGGGTGATGATGGCTCCAGGTTTGACTGCTGTGCCTGGTGCTTGAATGTATGATGACTTGGCATCCACACCACCAACTTTGATGGCACTGAACACAGTGTCCTCCAACACAACAATTGCATCAATGGTCTTGGTCACTTCAGTTGTGCCGTTGACAATGAATGTGCCGAGGTTACCGGCTATCTCCCCAAGTATGTTTGTTGACATATTTTTTCTTTATGTTGCATTTTCAGAGCCAAGTGTTTAGAAGGCGAAGTATGAGTCATCGGTGTAGTACTCTTGGCGAATGTGAGTGGTGGCATATCGGATGGCATCCATGGCATCATCGAATAGCTTCACAGGCTCATCGGTTATGATGTCACCGACTTTCTTCCATTTGTAGTTCTCGTACTCCTTCTTGATTCTCGGGTCATCCTGGCACCACACCCCGAAGGTCTTGATGTTGTCGATGCCTTTCTTGACCACCTTGTTGGCATTCTGCACATCGTACCCAGCGTTGTTCATCTCGGCAATGATTTCAGGTCGAGCGTAGTCAGCCACGATCGTGATGTACTTCTCGATGCCGAGTTCATCCATTCGAGCAATCATGTTGGTGGTGGTCAGATATGACTCATAGATGACAGGCTCGATGTAGATGTCATTGTCGCAATAGTAGACCCTCACCAATGCTGTGGGGTGATTGTAAC